CCTAATCCATACAGATCAACAGCAGAAGTAGTTACTGCTATGTCTGATCCACGCTATGGTAAAGATGTCACATACACCGAAGATGTTCAAAGACGTTTAGGTGGTAGTGATGTATTTAACACTAAGCGTTAATTATGGCTAATAAACCAACCAATCCAACTCTTTATGCAAGAGTAAAGGCAGAAGCAAAGAAGAAGTTTAGAGTCTATCCTTCAGCTTATGCTAATGCCTGGTTGGTTAGAACTTACAAAAAACGTGGTGGAGGTTATCGTAAAACTTAATCATGCCTTTAACAAAAAAACAAAAACAACTAGACAAGACTGGTGATGGTAAAATCACTAGAGAAGATCTTATGATTCTTCGCAAGTCAAAGAAGAAGAAAAATGGCAAAGCTTAATATTGCACAGATGAAAAAACTGAAAGCACATTCA